TCATCAAATGGAACTGAATTGGAAACAAAAGAAAACAACTATTCAGGTGTTGATTTATTACAAAATTGGGGTCAAACAGGTGTTTCTTATTTTAATCCACAATTTTATTGTAATTCAAGTAATGTACCATATGCGATTTTTTCAGATTTGTCTAAACATGTTGAATTTTTAATTGCGAGATTTAGTGGTAAAATTAGTTTATTACCTGATATAACCGCAAAAGAAATTGTTAAATTTTATACATTATATTTCTCGGCAAATCAAAAAAATATTGATGTTTATAACAAATTGGTTCAAGATAATCCTAGTCAATTAAGTCAAATGGAAACTAGTGTTCAAAAATCTATTGATTTATTTAAAACCGGTAGTGGAAATGTAAGTGGTACTCCACCACCTAATACACCACCAAAAGCCACAACTGATGAAGAAATTTTTGCAAATAGTAAAAAATTTAGTAAAGCGACTATAGAAAATATTGACATATATAATAGTCAACTTAGGGGTGATTTTGTTATTGATTATGAAGATGAATTATTAACACAAAACTATCCTGCTAAATTATATATTGTGGGAGGTATTGATAAAGTAGAAATTGGTAGTTTTACCATAGAACCAGACAAAAATAAAAATATTGGTGCATTTGTTTCAGTTCCTAACATTAGAGCAATTTTAGAGGAAGCTCGAAATGATAAGGAATATACATTTACTTTGGTTGTAAAAGTTAATGCTTTTCCAAATATTAGTTATTCATTTCAATATGTTTTCACACCAATAAAATGTCCTGATGAGGATTTTGGAGCTCGTAAAGTGATTGAAGTCAATTTGTGGAAAAAAGTTAAGGATAATATTTGTTGTAAATGTTATAGTCAACCATATACAGGTTCTGAAATTATTTGGGATAGTAAACCATGTTCTAGAAACGGAACAACATGTTAAATTAAGTTTTTTCAAAATAAAAGATATTTATAAATAAAAGATTATGGACACAAAATTAATATTAGACAACTATTTAGGTAAAAATACCAGAAGTACCGAAAAAGATTTGGGGGATGGTTCTAAACAAGTATGTGATTTAGACACTGGAGATTGTTATACTATCAGAATGAAAGATGGTTTAATTGAAAGAGTTGATAACACATTAAACAAAAATAAAAAAATTCAAGTTGAAACTTTAACAGGTGTAAAACAACTATTAAACGGTTAATAACATGAAAAAAATAGACAATCAAATTTTAGAGGAAATTGCTAGATATAATTCTATCAATCAATATATTGTTGAACAAGATGCTACGTTACCTCCTCCACCTGGTGAAGTTGACCCAAACGCAGCTCCGGCTCCTGATGCAGGATTAGCTCCTGAAACGGCTCCACCGGCAGACCCAAATGCTGCGATTGCCCCACCGGCTCCGGCAGGACCTCAACCGGTTGATGTTGCGACTGACCCGGATGTGGAAAAAATTGGTGATGATGAAAAATCAGAATCAAAAACGGAAGAAATGGATATTACTGATTTAGTAAAATCACAGAAAAAAGTTGAAGAGAAACAAGAAGAGTATTTTAATAACTTATTCCAACATTTAGATAATTTAGAAACTAAATTAGGTGAAATGGATGGTATCATGACTAAATTAAATGATTTAGAAGCTAAAGTTGAAAAATACAGAGAAAAAACTCCTCAAGAAAAATTAGAATTAAGAACATTAGATTCAGGTCCTTTCAATCAAAAATTAAGTCAATTCTTTGATGATAAAGAGGAGGATATGGAAAAAACAGGAAAAAATGAATATGTTTTAACTCAAGACGAAGTTGAAGATTATTCACCAAATGAGATTAAAAAAACCTTCAGAAATTTTGAAGACGAAGTAAATCCATTTAGACAAGTAAGATAATTTTAACGGTCTTCGGACCGTTTTTTTTACAAAACAATTTGACAAACACACGGCTGACACTTATACTTTAATAAACCTTTAAATATTTTAAACACTATGGCGACAAATTCATTAGACGCAGTTTTGGCTCAATACGAGCAATCAAAACAAGGTAGTTCTTCTTCTACCTCAAAATTTACACAAGAAGAGAGAATGAAAAAATACTTCGCGGCAATCCTTCAAGACAAGGAAACTCAAGGGCAACGAAGATTAAGAATCTTACCAACTACAGATGGTTCAACCCCATTTAAAGAAGTTTGGTATCACGAGATTCAAGTAGATGGAAAATTCCAAAAATTTTATGACCCGGGAAAAAACGACAACGAACGTTCACCTTTAAATGAGGTTTACGAAGAACTTCGTTCAACCGGAAAAGAATCTGACAAAGAGTTAGCTAAAAATTATTTATCACGTAAATTTTACATTGTGAAAGTTATTGATAGAGATAACGAGGCAGACGGTGTTAAATTTTGGAGATTTAAACACAACTACAAAAATGAAGGAATTTTAGATAAAATTATTCCTATTTGGAGAAATAAAGGTGATATTACTGACCCGGTAACAGGTAGAGATATCATTTTAGAATTGACTAAAGCTAAAACTCCAAAAGGTGCATTTTACACAGTAATCCAAACAGTTATGTATGATGACGCGGCTCCTGTTCATGAGGACAAAGCAACTGCTGACGGATGGGTTAACGATGAGTTATCTTGGGAAGATGTTTACTCTAAAAAACCTGTTGAGTATTTAGAAGCTATCGCAAGAGGTGAGACTCCAAAATGGAACTCTGATAAAGGTGGTTACGATTATGGTAACTCTGATTCTGATGAGATGTCATTTGGTGGTTCTAAACCATCTGCTCCGATTGACCCACAAGCGGGTGATGAACCGGAAGATGATATGCCTTTCTAATCAAAAAAAAAATATAGACATATTACTTGGACACTAGGTCTTACTTGGTGTCCAACTTGTCTAAAAAAACTAAAAAAATTAAATTAATTAGAGATATGGCAATTAAAAAACATGATTTCAAGTCCATTAAGGACAAATTCTCTACATCTGCAAAATACAAACCACAAAGGTTCTTTGATTTAGGTCCTGACTTTTTGGATGCTGTTGGTATTCCGGGTCCGGCTATTGGACATTTAAATATGTTCTTGGGTCATTCCGATACAGGTAAAACCACAGCTTTAGTTAAATGTGCGGTTGATGCTCAGAAAAAACAAATATTACCTGTATTCATTATTACGGAACAAAAATGGTCGTTTGAACATGCTAAACTTATGGGTTTTGAGTGTGAAGAAATGGTTGATGAAGAAACAGGTGAATTAGAATGGGACGGGTTCTACATCTTCAATAATAACTTCAGTTATATTGAACAAATTACTGACTACATCAACTCTTTATTAGATGCTCAAGAGAAAGGTGAATTAGATTATAGTTTATTGTTCTTATGGGATTCTGTTGGTTCAGTCCCTTGTAAAATGACTTATGAAGGTAAAGGTGGAAAACAACATAATGCTGCTGCATTAGCTGATAAAATTGGAATGGGAATTAATCAAAGAATTTCAGGAAGTCGTAAAGCGGATTCTAAATATGAGAATACTTTGGTTATTGTTAACCAACCTTGGGTTGAACTTCCGGATAATCCATTTGGACAACCTAAAATTAAAGCTAAAGGTGGTGAGGCAATTTGGTTAAACTCTTCATTAGTATTCCGTTTTGGTAATGAGAAAGGTGCGGGAACAACAAAAATTACTGCGACTAAAGATAAGAGAACTATCAAATTTGCTGTGAGAACTAAAATTTCAGTAATGAAAAACCACATCAATGGATTAGGTTATGAGGATGGTAAAATTATAGTAACACCTCATGGATTCTTGGCAGGTAAAGAGACTACAGAAGAAAAAGCTTCAATTGAGAAGTACAAAAAAGAATACTCTGAATATTGGAAAAACATCATTGGAACAGATGGTGATTTTGATTTGAAAGAAGTAGAAGAAAAAGATTAGTAACGAATACAAACAAAACAAGTGGTTAAAACCCTATTAGTGGACGGCAATAATTTAGTAAAGATTGGATTTCACGGAGTAAAAGATTATTATCATAATGGAAAACATATAGGTGCCTTATGGCACTTTGTGAACACCATTAGACGATTCATAGATGAACAAAACTTTGATAAGGTTGTTGTTATGTGGGATGGTGATGATAACTCTTCAACTCGCAAACTTATTTATCCCCAATACAAAGAACAACGTAGAGACAGAGACAACGAGTATAAGTTAGATTCTTTCACTGAGCAGAAAGAAAGAATTAAACAATACTTGGAGGACTGTTATGTGAGACAAATCAACGTAGATAATAACGAAGCGGATGATTTGATTGCTTACTATTGCCAAATCTCTGATAACGAACAAAAAACCATTTATTCGGGGGATAAAGACCTCACCCAACTTATTTCAGATAAGGTTTCGGTGTATTACCCAAGAACTAAAGAAACTTATCAATTAGGTAGTAAAATCAAATGTGATATTTACGAATTTCCGCATCAAAATATTAAAACTTATAAAATTTTATCGGGTGACAAATCTGATAACATTGATGGTATTTCAGGTTTAGGTGAAAAAACACTTATTAAGTTTTTCCCTGAGTTACTTGAAAAACCGGTTACTATTACCGATATTTTACAAAAAGCTGAGAACCTACTTAAAGAAAATAAGAATAATAAAACATTACAAAATTTAATATCGGGTAAAACTAAAAGAGGTGTTCATGGGGAGGAATTTTTCACTATTAATGAGAAAATAATAAATCTATCGAATCCGTTAATTACTGATGATGCTAAAGAACTTGTAGAGTTATATTATAGAGAA